GTCTGAGAGCATTTAGGTGTGACCAGCCCGGCCATAAGGTTTCCGCGCCCCACGCCGCACCAGTTCCATAACGGAGGCACTGTCCTGCATGACGTTCTCCGGCTTCGGCGGCTTCGTCTCATCGCCCTCGCCCGCCGCTGGAACCGGCGGCACGTATTCTGCCATCGCCTCAGCGTCGATCATCAGCGGCGACGAGAACAGGTTCTCCATCGCGTTGATATTGTCAGCGGCCCAGGTAATCACCGCGGCTTTGTTGTCCGGGTCCGCTTGGGGCAGCAACACCTCAAGCAGCGAAATAACCGCCTTCAGCTTTACGTCGTCGGCCTTGGCTCGCTCGCTCTCAGGCTCCACTAACAGCGACGGCCAGGCCGCCGCGAATGAGTTCTGCCACTGTGTAAACGCGGTTTCGTAAGGGACGTTCTTATACTCCGGGAATAGTTTCTGCGTCGCTGCGTAGAACTCTTCATTCCATGCCCGTCGTTGAACAATGTTGTCGAACCAAGCATAAACCGGCGCCAGCTCTTCCTTGCGGTAGCGGTCGATATACCGCGCCACCATCTTCGCGTCCTCGGTGCCCTCGCCGAACCCCTCCGCGAACGTCTCCTCGTTCACCAGGATGGCTGGCATGTTGGCGCCCGACGCGATGTTGTTCAGGATGTTCTTCCGCGTCGTCTCCATCGCGGCGTTGACGTTCGTCAGATCGATCGCCGCAATCTTATCGTCCGGCCCGATCGAGATCACGTTGTCCGTCTCGGCAATCTTCAGGATGCTGCGCTTGACCCCGGCCATTGCCTGCATCATCGCATTGACGATGCTTCCGGCTTGCTTGATCATCGCGACGAGCAGGCCACACTTCTTCGCAACCATCTCGTCCGCGATCATCGTGCGGATGAATGACTTCAGCGGATAGAGTGTGCGCTGATAGACCGACCGGCCGACATAGCCAAACGCGGAGTTCGTGTATCCGATGTAAATCGGATCTTCGTTCATCTTCACAAAACACCGAGACCGGTGATAGGTCTGGCCCTGAACGGTGATGTTGCCCGGCATCTTCTGATAGTCCGCAGCATTCGGGTCCTGGTTCATGACCAAGGAACCCGACGTGTTCAGCGGATCGAAGACGTTGAACGATATCGGCTTGTCCCAGAACTTTTCGAAGTCCACCTCAGTATCGGTGTCCTCGCCCTCGACCAGCATGGCGACCGACGCGATGCCGTAGACGCGGGATAGGCGGCATAGGTTGAAAATCACCTTGTCGGCGTGCAGTTTCTCCCATTCTGCGGTGAACGCCTTCTCGCAGTGCTCCTCCGGACCGTCTGTGACCGTGATCTCCCGCGGTTGGGACTGCGCTATGGCTGTGGGGACCTCCGCGAGTTTGGCGCCGAGTGGGTGATATGTCAGGATGGTTTTGCACAGCTGATACGAAGGATCACTGCCGGGCTCGATCGCGTCGGCCATCAGCATTTGCTGCAACGGATTGCCGAGAGTGGATGAACTGACGGATATCTCAGCCACTAGCTAGAACGCCAAATGCGCTTCCAGCCGCTCCACATAAGACCTCCCGCGCCGCCGGTCTTGCGCACCTTTTCGATGGTTGCGCGCTGCTGCGTTATCGCCTGCGTCCATCCCATACCGACCGCTGCGGCAGCATGCGGGGGCCGTGGAGCGTTGGGATCACGCAGTGTTCCTTCGACCTCTTCCGCGATGACTGTCGGTTCGTGGCAGACTCCTATAATCCGCCACAATTTGCCGCCCTCATCGGCGTAAATATCGCCAGATTCTGCATCCTGAACTGACATCTAATACCCGTCCTGGTTGCCGAGACCTATTGCAATCCCATACGTGAACGTATCGAGCAAATCATCCTGGGGATTGTCTTTTGCCCCGATGCGAAACCCCATGATCTGTGTCATGAAGTGGTTGCGATTCGATCCTTTGTATTCAGCCATCTTATCGTAAGCGAACTCCGAAACCTTGACCTTGTTGCTGAACACGTAGCCGGACACCGAGATCGCCCGCTCGTCCTTACCGACCGCCGTCAGTGCGCTGTCGATCGCGTGCGCCGGCCAGCCGCGTCGTTGCGCCTGTTGCAGAAGGATTGTGCCGGATACCTTGTCCTCGATCCATGCTCCCAGCGAACCCATCCGTGCGCCGCACATCTTGGCCAGCTCTTCCAGGCGGCGGAACACGTTCGGGAGCCACGCCTCTAAGAGTGATCCTTCAAGGTGCATGATGTCCCAATCAAGGACCGTGATCGGATGCTTGCCGGAATGCCGATCCGTCGCAAAAAACGTGACGGCCAGGCCGTCGTGATCCCGGCCCGATTTGACCGCGGTATCGACCGTTGCGTAGACCGCATCGCATCCGCGCGGATATGGAACCGGTTTATCGTCCACAAGCAAGGATTCGCGCCCAAAGAACGCTATACCGTCCCATGATACGAACTCGGCTAGATACTCCTGGCGATAGACTAGCGGATGATTTTCCCGCTCCAACCTCTCCAACTCATCCGCCGGCAGGTAAGGATTCTGATGCGTGGGGCCATGGAACTCAGCAAATCCGTATTTCGGCCCGGGCGTTCCCATCTCACGAATTTCTAGCGGCTCGCATATCTTGTAGAGAAAATTGTCCGGATTCACCCCATTCGTGTTCGATATGACTAGCGCTTTACCTTTGTAATCAAGCAGCGTCGGCTTGATCGCCCTCTCCCAGATATTGATCGCGTTCGGCTTCGTGAACGCGGCCTCATCCATGATGACCTTGTGGTATTTCCGCGACATGCCCGCCCGGTCATTCTCCATCGTCCAGAAGTCTATGCGCCCGCCCGTTATCGTGCGAATGACGCCCTCGACCTTGGATGATGACAGCTTGACCTTATCGATGGTGGTCGCGATTTCGTTGTATGCCTCAGACTGGACTTTGTAGTTCGGCGCGAACCATCCGATACTCTGGCCCTTGACCGCAGCGTCTACCGCGATGACTTTGCCAAAATCCGTTTTGCCCCATCGGCGCCCGCATCTTCCGACAACGAAGCGGTTTCTCCGCCATGTATCGAACGCCGCAACCTGCGCCGGGTAGAACGTCGGAAGGTGGACCTCGATCTCGCGCACGCTATCTAGCCGGCTGTGCCGCCGCCAATTACAACGGTCCCACTCCCGTCTGGGAGACCGTCTACTGCTATGTAAAGGATCGCGCTTCTGGTGGCAGGATCATAATCCATCCTCCCGAGTGCCATGAAACCGCCTATAGTTGGCCCGGTAAATCGATCCATAAATTCGAGCGCGGTTTCGCTTGCAAGCTCGCCGACATGGTCGCGGGCAAAGCGCTCCAACCGTGCCATCGGCGACTTCCAGTCTCGATGAAGTTTCATTTTCATTCGCCTTGCGAGAGCGGCCTGATATCGACCATCATCGAAATGCGGTCCCGATAGCTGTTGTTGTAAACAGCATGATCGATCTGATTTGGAAATGTCCAGGCAGTTCCCGGCTCCATGTAGCAATCTTCGTCCCCGCAGAAGAACGTGACACCCGGATCGACTTGCAGGGGCACCTGATAAGTCTCGAATATCGGCGGCAGCCCGAACTGGACCTCGTGCGTGTGTGGCGCGATGATGTCGCCCGGAGCCATGCGTGAAATAATGCAACGACCGAGGATTTCGATCCCACCAAGCGCGAACTGCAACGCCGCGATCAGTTTCACCGCCTCGGTCAGAATGGTCCAGGCCGCGCGGTTCCAGTATTTCGGATGCTGCGGCAGGCCGATCGGGGTCGTGTTGTAGCGCAGCTCGATACGCTCGGCCGCCATCCCGGTTTCCATCTTGGCCAGGACGCTCTGTTTTCCATCTGTCCATGCGCCATTGCGCGACCACAGTTCCGGATGCTGCGCGAGCTGCGCCAGCAGCGGCTGCACATCTATCCCGGACATGACCTGTCGGAAATACCTCAAGGACTGTCTGGACGGTAGGGGAAGATCCCTGAGTGGGTCCCTTTGATGTGGCCAGACTCGATCAGCTGGGAAATAACCATCATTGCGCGGCGGTGGCGGATTTCCTTGTCGTCGGTATCCCAAAGAGACATCGCCTCCATCACGACATCCTCAGCATTATGTATGATCGGCATCTCAGAACGCCTCATTGCCAGACGCGGAACCATTCAACGTCGATCAACTCGCCGTAAGTCCCAAAGATGGCCGCGAGAGCCATCCGGCCAAGATTATCGATAGTGTTGGCTGTCTGGTTACCGCCGGTCGACCATGGTATCGGCGTGTTGGTAGCGAAATTCTGGATGAGAACATCGTTGTAGTACCACTCGACTTTTGCCGGGGTCCACAACAGGCCATATGTATTAAAGACGGCGGGAGTATTACTTTTGTGGAGCTGCTGATTGGGCACGGCCCAACTGGTCAAGTTCCCGTTGAGAGACGCGCTGGGGGCTCCAATAGGACCGTCATCACCGCCCGCGCCGTGGCCGTGCCAGAAAGAAAAGACATTACTGTCTGTCCCCACCTCGACGATATCGAGTTCCAGTGTATTGGGAGCCCCGCCGTTATTGTATGCCCACGTCCAGAATGCTGCGCTTGGACCGGCTTGCCAATTGAAACGAATGCTCGCTTCCATGTAGAAATACCGGTAGAGCATACCTCTGCCTGTATTGGTCTGCCTTCCGTTGGTGCTGACCGGTCCAATTGATATCGGGGCACCTGTATTACAGATCGACTCCAGTCCCTGCCCATGATTTGTGCCCGCGGTGAGCGTAAGGAGACCGTTTGCAATGTGCCAACCATTCGTCGGCATGGCCTGCGATCCGCCATCCCAATTGTAGAGGGCCGCGACAGTGCCGCCGCTGATGTCATTCGTCACGTCGCTCGTGCTGTTGAACTCGGCTCCGCCAGTCTGGTTCGTAAACCCTTGTGCCCTGGCCTGCTGTGGCGGTTGTATCCCACCGGCCGCTACGAGCGAAGGCCAGTATGTCCCAGTGTAGGGCCGGCCGAAAGCCTTTACAAATGCCGCCTGGTTCTGGGGGAGCTGCGTGAGCGCGGTGGTGTTAGTCAGGCCGTCGGCCGAGTCCCAGTAGGAATGGGCGACGACATTGTTCTGATCCATCCATGCACCAAACTGCGTGATGAAAAATCCATCACCGAAGCCATCGCCCCATTCGGGGAAGCAAAGCGGCTTGCTGTGAGCGACACCAAACGCCGCCATGGCCGTCAGATTACTACCATTTTGACCACTCAAGTAGTCTTGCCACACCTGTGCCGACGTTGAGGTCCCCGAAAATGCCGGCTGAGTGTAGATATCAATCCCAATGAGATCGACCAGATCATCCCCTGGATAATAGGGGTAAGGATTATTCTGCCCAATGTTAGGGTTCCAGATGATCTTGGCGTTGGGAAGAGCAGTGCGAATAGCCGTCGCCATATTGCGCCATCCCGCAATCCAGGTTGCCGCGGCAATGATCTGGCCGGTTCCGCCAAACGGGCTCCAAGGCTCCCATGTGCCGTTGAACTCATGGTCGATGCGGACAGCGTGGATGATGTTCGCGTATTGAACCAGCGACTGCGCCGTTGTGGTGTAGAAGGCATTGTAGCCACCGTTCGCCGCGACGACCGCGTCCATATAGGGCGCAGTGCCGGTGTCGAGATGATACACCGCCACGATGACCGACGTCCCAGGCCGATCCGTCACCGCTAGCCCGGTGATCGTTGAGCCGCCACCCAAATGGTCCTCATAGCTAAAGTTGATGGTGTACTCCCAGGGATAACCCAGCAGGCCAGCTGTTGTGGTGTCCACGGGGTTGCCGTCACGGAGGCCAACGAGGTAATTGCGGACTTTCGGACTGGAAGATTGTAGCGTCCCACCATTCCCAGCTACGACAGGACCGAACCAACTATTCCCATTAAATTGGTAAGCGGTATGATTGGTATAGTATAGCTCGGTAACACCATTTGTCGCTGTAATAACAACGCCGTTCACACTAACTTGGCCGCCCGCCGTTATGGCGATGATGTTGCCGCTCCCGGCAGTTCCGGGGGTGGGGGAGGCATTGATCGTTGGTCCTGCGGCGGTAATGTCTGTATTTTGGGCGGACTCGGGCGACTTCGGATTGGTCGATTGCAGTGTCCCGCCATTTCCGGCGGTAATCGGCCCAAACCAATTGGTCCCGTTGAATTGGTAGGCCGTATGGCTACTGTAATAGAGTTCAGTAACTCCGCTCGTAGCGGCTATAACCACACCGTTTACACTGACCTGCCCACCACTCGTGATAGCAATGATATTGCCGCTACCTGCTGTCCCAGGATTTGGCGATGCGTTGATCGTCGGCCCGACCGTGGTAATGTCAGTCTTATCTGCGGACTCCTGAGCCGATGACGCCACAAAGGTGACCGAACCGCTCGTTCCGCTCCCGTCCGTGACGGCTATGGTGTAGGTTCCCGCGCTGGGCACGGTAAGCGTTGTCGACCATCCGATGGCGGTGACGCCTGGCAGAATGACGGCCGGCGCACCGTTGATCGAATATGTGAGGTTGGGCGCGCTGACATACCCACTGATCGACCCAGTGAACGTAAACGGCACTCCCGCGGTGACGCTCATGGTTGGTTCGGGGAAATGGTTTTTGTCGGCGGCAGCGAAGCCTGCGCCAAAAGCGACAAGGTCGCGCCAGGGTGCGCGGTCTGATAACCCGCGAGGAAAGTGCTGAACGCCGTAGTTCCGTCGTTTAGTGTGACTGCGCCTGGCGATTCCTGCTCACTGAACGCAGGATAGTAGGGAAAATTGGGAGCGCCGGCGAACGCCAAGCCGCCGACGTTGGTCACTGGGTCCGCCGTTGTTGAGTTGTTCCAGTTCACGCCAGCGGTTGCCCGCATGGTCGGAGTAGAAAAGAAGAAGCTCTTCCCGTTCGCCGCAATCGACACGATATCGCCGTTCGCGCTGGAAACTCCATTCCCTGCGGTAAGCTGGTTTTTGTTGTAAACCACCGACTGCGCCGGCTGTGACCCAGAACCGGTCGAGGGGAAGGCGCCTACGGAAACAATATCCGACCCAAGCCCCCCAGCCGATAGCAAATTGTAGGTGCTATCCGCCATGCCAACCGCCAAATTCTGCGTCAGAGTAACGAGGGTCACTTCCCACACCACCGGTTGGTTGGTGATGTTGATCGGCACCGTCGCCCGGACAGCCTGCGGTTGCGCGAATGGTGTCGCACTACCAGTCGCCGTGGCGGTCTTGTTCGCATTGCTCAGCGTGATGATCGACGCCTTGTCGGCCGGATTCCAGGTCACCGCGGCCGGCGTTGCTGCTGCTACCGTAAACGTCGTCGCCCCCGGCGCAGTGCCAAAGGTGTCCGAAACGACAAGCGTGTGCTGGCCGACCGTCGAGATGGTAACGGACGTTGCCCAACCGCTGACCGATACGCCGGTCATCGTTACCGGCGCGCCGCCGTCTAGCGAATAGGTCAAGGCTGGGATTGTCGTGTAGCCAGCAAGCGTGCCTGTGAAGGTGAATGCAGTGGCAGTCAAAACCCCAGACGGCTGCGCAGGCGCGATAGTCCGCGGGGTAGCAACAACCGTGAATGTTACCGGCGTCGAGATCGAGCCATCGGTAACAGTGATCGTGTGACTGCCGGCCGCCGTTGGCGCCGTGATTTGCATCGACCACCCGGTCAGCGTCACACCCGTGATCCCCACTGGCACCAGGCCGTCGATGGAGTAGGTCAAGCCAGGGGTGGTCGTGTAGCCGGAGTTCGCCCCAGTGAACGTGAATGCCTGCCCTGGAGCGAGGTTGGCAGGTATCGAGAATGAGATCGACTTGGTGGC